AGCCATCGCCAGAGCCATCGCCATAGCCATCGCCATAGCCATAGCCATCGCCAGAGCCATCGCCATAGCCATCGCCAGAGCCATCGCCATAGCCATCAATAAATTTTTTATTTTTCCCCATAAATTGTACCTTTTGATTTTTCGCTACATGGGATTAGCTCGCAAATCCCTGATAAATAAATTAGTGGATTTTCTACATCAATTTTGCACTCATCAATAGAAATACCTGCTTGCGCAACACCAGACAATGCAACGCCATCTCTTGCTTTCCATTTCCATAAACGCTTAGAATTTTCAAGTATTACGTTTTCCCCATCAATACTTACAACTTTTCCCACATGTACACCCGCTGCATAGCATCTTGCGATACAATATTTACCAACAAAAGGGTGATCTTTTTTTTGTTCTCCTGTTGTGCCAGAAAACAATTTAAAAAGTTCTTTTGCTTGTGAAATAGTTAATTCATCAATATTCATATTTATATCCTAATTTATTTTGCCAACATTAAGCGGTGCTGGCTTCGCTATTTAATTCTTGGCACGATTCGCAAATATCAGACTGAAATTCATCTTTTTCTTCGCAATAATCGTTGTGGCATACTTTGCATGACAGCAAAACTTCGCCAGCATGTAGGAACTTATCAAACGGCGTTACGTGGTCATAGTGCATTTTATTTCCTCGCATTGTATTTTGATTAGTGTGGATAAAACCATGATCTTTGCAATCAGCTCTTGGTTTGCGTTAAGCCCGCCATAATAATCAAGTTCCGTGGCAAAATCGATTGTTTCTTCGTTGATTTTTCCCAGCTTTTTAATCAATTTCTTGGTTTTTTGTTTGGTCATTTCCCACATCCGCTGAATCAATAAACGTACTTTAACAAGTAAATTTTTCAAACGCAAGCTATTTTTTTAGTTTTTACGAGAATTATTTTTTTGTTGTTTTTGGGCTTAATAAACGTTGCAAAATTTTAGCGTGGCGGTCATAATTGAAGCGTTACAACAACGGGAGAATGAAATGGTAGTTTACGGCGAAGATGACATGGATGCGATTTTGCAGGTATTTATCGCTAACCCTGAAAAGCGTTTTACGAACAAAGAGATTGCAAAACTTTCTGATACCCCGCCAAAAATCTGCATTGAAATTTTGAAAAAATTTGTTGCGGATGGGCGCATCAACCACGGCGAGCAAAACAACGATTGCTATACGACTTACTACATGCAAACGATTGTAGCGGAGAACGGGGGAATTGCCAAAACGTATGTTTTTCGCGATCAAGCAGTAATCGCACTTTTTGGGGATTATCAAAAAAATGTTTGACCCGAAACCGGATGCAGTTGCATACTTCCGCGAACGCACAAATTTAGATACGCACTACATCCACACGCGCAAAGCATGCGTATGTGGTAAACGCGTAACACTTAAGCAGCTAACACAATATGGACAATGCAATTCATGCAGAAAGGTAAAAAATGGAATTAGTAAATAGGGAAGAGTTTAACAAGCATGCAAAAGAAGCAAAGGGCATTCGGGAGGCATTGCGATACCCACCGCACGTGCGCGAAGAGTGGGAGGACTTGTACAAGACGCATAAAATGGTCGGGGCATTTGAAAGCATCGCCAAAATCTGCACAGATGCCACCCATTGGATGCCACTACCATCCCCCCCAAAACCGGAGGAAGAATAATGGGAACATGGGAAGAACAAGCAAAGCCAATCTTGCTGAACGGCTGGGGATTCCCGAACGATTCGCAATCCGACAAATTGTGGTCGCACATGGCAAAAATCACGAAAGCATTTTTCACCGAACTGGAGCCTGAAGGGATTTTACAATGAGGAGCCTATCGCACTTGGAACGCATCGCCATGGAAACTGTTAGGCAGCAGGGATGCGTATTAAGCAGCTCACTGCCAACACGCTCGCAAAACGGCATGCGTGAATTGCCGTCGGATATACCCGGTGTGCGTATATATAAGAACCTTGTCAAAGACGGTTTTTTAAAACGGGAAGAAGTCGTAGATTCTTTTGGCTTTGTTTTAGCGGGGAATAAATGACCCCAACAATAATTGGCAATTGCACACTATACAATGCGGATTGCTTGGATGTGTTGCCAAAGCTATCGGAAGTAGATGCAGTGATAACCGATCCACCTTACGAAAAAGAAGCGCATACAGAAATGCGGCGTTCTAGGTTGGCAATAAAAAACAAAGTTAATGACGTTATCGATTTTGATTCGATAGACGAAAAAACGCGGGATGCTATTGCGGAATACTGCGCAGAGTTTTGCGATGGCTGGACTTTGATGTTTTGCCAAGCTGAAGGAGTGCATTTGTGGCGTGCTGCGGTCGAGAAATTCGGTGCAAAATATAAACGCGCAATGGTATGGATTAAACCAGATTCGTCACCTCAATTTAACGGGCAATGTCCAGCTCAGGGGCATGAAAGTATTGTGGCGGCATGGTGCGGGAAAGGCGCAAGCAAATGGAACGGTGGCGGCAAGCGCGGCGTGTTTACGCACAATTGCAACACTGGGCGATTTGGCGGGCACCCGACAGAAAAGCCAATTCCGTTGATGAGCGAATTAGTGACGTTGTTTTCTAATAAGGGAGAACTAGTACTTGACCCGTTTATGGGCAGCGGAACTACGGCTATTTCCTGCACCCGATCTGGTCGTAATTTTATTGGGATTGAACGAGACAAGAAATATTTTGACATTGCGTGCGAAAGAATCAGAGCAGAATACGCGCAGGGTGATTTTTTTAGGGGAAAATGAAATGACTGAATTTGAAAAAAACTTGGCAGTACTGGAAAAGTCATACGAAAAAGGCAGGCTGTTTGAAATAAACTATGAACAAGGTACTTGGGAATGCGATGGAATCGACAAAAAAGGGAAAATGTTTTTAATGCGGCGTAAAGATTTTGTCGAAGAGGTAAAATTACTACATAAATTACGGTTTTTGATTAGACCAAGTAATGGAAGTATGGATTATTTCTGGGATTTAAAACGCCTTTCTTTGCATATCCCCGTCTGGACTAGATTTCCAAGAGATGTGCCAAAAAACCTAATAATGGATTTTTCTTTTTTAGAAAAAAACACATTACACCTTGTATATGATTTGAGGGACATTGATGAACAAAAAAACCAAACTAACTAATACGCAAGTGCGTGAAATTCGCGCAAAATACATGGCTTACATTATTGGCTATCCGCGTTTGGCAAAAGAATACAACTGTGGCGAAAGCACTATTCGCGACATTGTTACATATAGGACACGGAAAAACGTTCTTTGATTGAGTTATTTTTTTAGCGTGGTATAATGCAAATAGGTGGAATTCCACCGAATTAAAATGGAGAAACAAATGAGAAAAATTGTACAGATAACCGCAAACAACAGGGCTTTGTTTGCCTTAAGCGATGATGGGAAAGTATTTGTTGCCAGTCCTTATCCAAACACAACTTGGCTAGAAATGCCGGACATTCCGCAAAATGATGAACTCGAAAAACTCATAAAAGCTGGAACAAAAGCATGGTCAGACGTTCCAAACGCCACGGAGTTTGTAGATGATCTACGTGGTAATGATAAAAGCATTATAACCATTAAAAATGATGAATCACTAATAGGAGGGTATGACCATTCAAAGCCTGTTGATTCATTTTATTCCATGCCATTTAACATGCCTTAACGATTGGTATGTCGCCTGACGAGTACGATGAAAATGAGGTACGGGAAGCTATTCAGGTGCTTGCAAAAAAACTCCTATCCGTAGGCATCAAAGAAGAAATGCCAGTATTTGTACTTAAGCCTACTGATTTATATGCTTCATATGCTATCTGGAATTGGATGGATAATTTGAGGAGCAATACGAAAAAATATAGTAGTGCGGCGCAAATTCATACTGCATTTAAACAGTGGAAGAAAGAAAATCCAACAAGAGTAAAGGAGCCAGACTAATGCGCTTATTAAACGATGTTGCGAGATGTAATGGTGTTGGTTACGACGAAGGAAATGGCATGGAGTGGCGCGAAGGTTGCGAGAACTGCGCCCGCCGACTGTGCATTGTTGCAGGTCATACGCATTGGTGGATAGAGCCTCCCCCGATTATTTCGTTTGAATGCGAATTTCTAATCCCAATGGAGAAAGCAAAATGATTAAATTTACAAAAATCACAGAGGATAATTTGCCTGAACTAGGCGTGCCAGTTATTTTGGCATGGGAGAAAAATCCGTTTCAGAAAACAAATAAACCGTTTGTCGGATTCAGTGCATATAAGCGTACTGATTACGAAGAAGGGTGGCTGTGGGAAGAGGTCACTGGCGCAGAAGAAACTATGGACTGGGAAGATGATTGCATGCCAACGCATTTTGCTATTTACCAAGAATTTTATATTGATGAAAAATAACTATGAGAAGACAAATAGACATGACGCGCACCCAGTGGTTTAAAAGTTGTAAACCTGCACATGATGGCGTGTACGAAGTTAAATTGTTTGGAAGTGAAGGATATTATTGCCTATTTAAGCATGGTAAATGGGGCATGACGGGAATTTCACCTAAAGATGCTATTGCTTGGGTAATTCCGTCAAGAAACCAAAACAGAATATGGCGCGGATTAGCTGTAAAGCCTAAATAACATTGGAGAAATAATGAGCGTATTACAAGCAACAAGCGCGGGCGTTAAAGACATGGCGGACGGATCACTTCGCATTACGCTAGAATTTGAACCTCGCCACGCTAAAGAAGCCTATTCGTTATTTGGCGCGCGAGGGACAGCATGCGCAGTTGCTGCATTGACGCAAGACGCATCATTGCAAGCCGCGCAAAAAGAAATGCAGGCGGAAGAGCAAAAAGGACAACCCGGTAGTTTGTGCATAATGGCGTGTAATTTTTGCAATGACCCGCAGTTTAAAAAATGGCTGATAGCATCCGGTATATGCGCACAAGATTATTTAGCAGAAGAAATAGAACCGAAAGAAATAATCCTTATGTGGTGCGAGATTGAAAGTCGAAAAGAACTCGACAATAACGACGAGGCTGCTAATATTTTTCACAACAAATTTAGGAAGCCATTTATTGCATGGCGGAACGCGCAACAATGAAGCGTACAGGATTTGTGCGTAAAATTCCCGCGCCAGTATCGCCAGAACAACGCCAAAAGCCACAAAAGAAGTGCGCCGTCAAAACGTGTAGGGCTTTGTTTACGCCGCGCACCATTACACATAAGGCATGCACGCCAGAATGCGCATTGATAATAGCAGAGGATGTGCGTAAGAGAAAGGAACGCAAAGAATACAAGGAAAGAAAAGAAAAGCTAAAATCTCGCACAAATTATGCAGAAGAGGCGCAAGAAGTTTTTAATCGATACATAAATTTGCGAGACAAAAATAAGCCATGTATAAGCTGCGATAAACCAGCGCATAAAGGTGTTAGAAATGCATCACATTACAAATCACGGGGAGCCTATTCCGCATTACGGTTTAATCTTTGGAATACAAATACTTCTTGCTATAGTTGTAATTTTGAAAAAGCAGGCAACATTGGAGAATACCGCCCGCGCCTGATTAAAAAAATAGGCATAGAAAAAGTGGAATTTCTCGAAAATCATCCACGTTCGCGTATTTACGACAAAGACTATTTAATCAGGTTGAAAAACATTTTTTCGCGTAAAATAAAGAGACTAAAATCACGCATTGAATAAAGGGGAAATCATGAGTACAAAAACCTACCGCATATCGTTTGACATTGAGTGTGGTGCATTTGCATCTTCCAACGAAGATTTAAGAGAGGAAATAAAAATACAAATTAAAAAAGAAATTCCCTATTTTTTATTCATGGAGGATCATTGTTATGAGGTAGAAATAAAAGATTTTTTAATCGTGGAGATCGACAAATGAATAAAAAATTGTTAGCAGTATTTCATTTTATATTTTTTTAATCAATTTTGCCATATTTTTTATGCAATGTATGCTACTCAATGTAATTTTATTGCTGTTATGGCATCAGGTTTTTTTATGTTTAGTAATTTTTTGCTTTTTATGGCGGAAATGGAAGATTTAAAATGAAACGAATGACAGCAGCAGAAGCGTTGAAGGCTGGATATTTCAGGCTACATGGAACCAACAAAGCCTTTAATTCCGAAAAAGGCGAAACGGTTGAATTGTTTACACCATTGGAAGCAGAAATGTTGGAAATTTTGGATCAATGCCTAAACGAACTTGATTATACAAAGGACGCGCCAAATCTTTATAGTAAAGTATATTTTACAATCAAAAAAGCGCGAGGCGAAGCATGAAAACACTTGGAGAAAACTTGCGGCTATCGCAATTTGATTTTTGCCTCGACGCTTATAACTGCGGAGCGGCGTTTTACGGCGAACCACTATACGTTGCAGAACTTAGTATTGGCGGACAGCGTAACATGACTAAAATTGATGATTTAGATGGCGATATTTACTATGCGGACATCATCACTGGATCGCTGTATACAGAGGACGGCATTTGCATGACATCGAACAAAATTACCGCCAAAAATTTCCAGCAGACGAAAGAAAAAATCAAGAAAAAACACGTTGCACCTATGCAACAAAAAAATTTAGCGGGTAGTGAGCTGTTTTAATGTTGCGCACTGCCGGAAGTTCTGCTATGATTTATTCACATTCAGCTTAGTAACCTGAATGCTTCACAGCGAAGTGTCAAATATTATTCAGAGCACTTTCAAGGATGACATGGGCTTTTGTCCGGTCTTCGCTGCGGACAATTTTTCCTGCTGGCTACTAACCAGCTTTCCTTGAAAGTGCTTTGATGAACATTGTTTTAAAGCCACGAGCAGATATACATAAGTGCATAGGCACTCCAAGCGATTTATGCAGCCGCTGCATTCGTAAAATCGCGCCAGAGCATGAAAAACAACAATGGACGCCACCATCAATTATCGTGTCTGAAATATGTGTGAATTTTGCTGATTTAAATAAATATCAATTTTTATTTAAAGGGAAATAAAAATGGACAAAATTAAAATCAACAGTTTTCAGCTAACGATAATTCATTCAGACAATGGAAATAATGAAATATTTTTCCAGTCTGGGTTGGAAGGTGAGGAGGAGGATTATCAACAAAATTCCATTTCTATTGAGGATGCCTATTTATTGGGTCATGCTTTATTAAAATTATGCGAGGGGAGATAAAGATAAAATGCACCATTACCCCCATCACATCGGCGATTTTCGCTCAGGAACAGTAAATATGACGCGACAAGAGCGGTGGATTTATAGAGACATGCTTGACGTTTATTATGATCTTGAGAGACCGCTACCTTTAGACCAAGAAAGACTTTGCCATGAGATTGGAGTAAGAGCGGACGAAGAGAAAAAAATAGTTACAGAACTTTTGCGTTTTAAATTTGAAAAATCGAATGACGGGTATCATCATAGAAGATGCGATGCTGAAATAGCAATTTACCATTCTAAAGCTGAAACAGCAAAAGAAAATGGAAAATTAGGTGGGAGACCAAAGAAAAATAGAAACCTAGAAAAACCCAGTGGGTTTATTTTAGGTTCTGATTCGGTTGCTACAGCTAACCCAGGAGAAAGCGGATCAGAAGCTAACCAAGAACCAAGAACCAATTTAATTACTACTAACGTAGTAATTGCCGCCAGAAATTCTGGCGACGATGCGCAGCAGTCACGTCTTCTCATCGAAGAAGCTCCGGAGGACACGGCATTTGCAAACTGCCCTCATCAAAAAATTATTGACCTTTACCATGAGGTTTTGCCTATGTGCCCAAGAATTCGCGATTGGACGGCGGCAAGAGCAACGCAGCTACGCGCTCGATGGAATGAGGATAAAAAACGTCAGAATTTAGAGTACTGGCGTGGGCTATTTGAATACATTTTGTCATGTAATTTCTTAATTGGCAATTCTGGGAACAAACCGTTTTTTGCAGATTTAGAATGGATTACTAAGTCGAAAAACTTTGTGAAAATCCGCGAGGGGAAATATGAGGATAGAAACTAATGCAAACAACTGACAGAACAAAATCGATCCACGCAGAACAATCAATAATTGGTGCATTGCTGATTGATAATGAATCAATAAACAACATCCCTGATTTAAAGGATGAATATTTTTATAATTCTGAACATCGGGCATTTTTTGGCGAAATTGTACGGCAAATTACGGCTGGGGAAACGGTGGATGCAATCAGCATTGGATCGGCTCTTGCTGATAAAGTTCCGAACTGCATGCGGTACATTACTGAAATTGTTAATTCAACACTTAGCACGAGGCAGATAAAAGCGCATGCGGAAATTGTTACGGAGTGCGCATTGCGTCGAGCATTGTCAGCGACAAGCTCTGAATTGCAAGAAATTGCAACAACATCGCATGAAAGCATTTATTCAATAATTGATGCTGCAGCAACAAAAATTGAAGAATTGGGGCAAAAGAAAACTCGGAAAGACCCAATTAAATTTTCTGATTCACTCGGGGATTACGTAGTTGTTTTGGAAAAACGCATGGATGGCGGGATCAAGCCTATAAGCACTGGGCACGTTGATTTGGATAAGAAGCTAGGGGGAGGTTTTGAAAGAGGCACACTAACGGTTTTGGCTGGTCGACCTGCGATGGGGAAGTCTGCCGCAGGACTGGATTTTTGCAGAAGCGTAGCAAACGAAGGATTTTCTGCTGGGTTTTTATCCATGGAGATGGACATTAGGCAAGTAAATGACAGAAATATTGCCGCAATAGGGAAAATACCGATTGATTGGTTACGGTCACCGACAAGCAAAGACGATTGCGCGGAAGATGAAAAAAATTGGAATAATTTAACGTTTGCAATGCAAAAAGCGCGAGAAATGAAATTTTACATTGATGACGAAACAAATTTGAACATGTTGGAAATCCGAAATAAAGCTCGACAGATTAAGAGAAAAAATGGGCTTGACCTTTTGGTTATTGACCAATTAAGTTTTATCACTGGCGGCGCAAAAGAGAAAAAAACTTATGAGCTGGTCGGGGAGTACACGCGCGGACTTATTGCACTTGCAAAACAATTGGATATGTCAGTTGTTTTACTATGTCAACTAAACCGAGAGTGCGAAAATCGGACAAATAAACGCCCGCAAATGTCTGATTTGGCATTATCTGGCTCAATTGAACAAGATGCGGCGAACATAATTTTTATTTACCGCGACGAAGTATATAATCCAAACTCGCAAGATAAAGGCATTTGCGAGTTTAATATTGCCAAGCAGCGGCAAGGGGAAACAGGCGTTGTTGTGATGACGTACTATGGTCACCAAGCAAGGTTTGAGGATTACGCTGGACGCTGGGAGCCACCACCTCCGCAGCCTAAAACAAAATCAGGATTCGATTAGACAAGGAAAAATGAAAATGAACTACGATGAAAAACAAAATTTAATCAATGCGATTAAAACTCTTGAGAGTTTTATTAACGACATGCCATTTGTTTTCAAATGCCGAAATGAACAGTTTAATGAACTTGAAAAAGAGGCGTTATTATCGATAAACAAATTAAAATCAATGGCTGTTAAGGAATTTGGTTTGACAATTTAGTTTTTTCGATAAAGCAACACACCAAAAAAATACACAATCCGCGTTAAAAATTTGGTATAATGATGACTTGCTTGAGGGAGAATTAAAAATGACTAATGCAAAAATATTGAACACGGTTGAGATGATGCAGGCATTATTGGATGGTAAAGAAATTACTAGGTTTTCATCTAAAGGCGAATATGATGAAAATAAGATACGGTTTAGGATAGTTGGAGATTCCATATCAGATCAATATGGAAATTGTGGAGTATTTTATTCAATGTCGTGTTTAGATTGGGTTATATATGAGGCACCAAAGCTTAAATATACTTTAACGAACGCCATTGAGCACTTAGTAAAAGAATCTGGATCGATCAAGCGCATAACAGAAAAAGGCGAAAAACACTGGTATATGTCTGGCGAGGAAATTAAGTGCTATTTTATTTTTGCGCCGGGGCAATTTAGGATTCCATTTTCATGTTTTGATGAAGATGATTTGGTTGCTGAGAATTATGAGCTTATTTATAATTACTAGGGGATAAAAAATGAAATTTTCTATTATTAAACAAAAATTTGATTTATTGGATAATGGTGAAAGATTAACTTACCCAGATTGGGAATGCAATGAGTATATTTTTGTAAATGATAAAGATGAACTTGTTACGCAGAATGGAGAAAAATTTTCATTTGATTTTTTAGATTCTGATGATTTTATTAACGATTTGTATGTTTTTAACGAGAAAAATAAATCATTAAAGGATGCGCTTGCGCATTTTGCATCAACAGGGCGTGGGTTTAGGCGATGTTTTGAAACAACAGATATAAAAACATGGGCTAAAACTACCACAGGAGGGCTGCAAGCGTCTCTTCGGTACACTGAAATTTCTGTATTATTTACAGAAGATGATCTATCCGCCAAAGATTACGAATTACTTTAAGGAAATAAAAATGCTAGAAAAAGCAATTGATGTGCATCGCGCTTTGCTAAACGTGCAAAACGATATTGGGGTGATTATGGGGTTTGTTCGCGGTGGGAGTGATTTTCTGACGCAGAAAGAACAAGAATACTTTAACAAAGTAAAAAAATCAGACTTAATAGAAGTGCTTTGCCGCGGTATGAACACGCACGATCAAGCAAGTCGAGAACTGAAAGACTTTGTTGATGTGCTAATACACGGAAAGCCTTTGCAAATTTACGGGTGATAATCATGAAAAACTTAAAAATTGTAAAAGAATATGACCGTGGAGTAGAAGTTTACGTCGTAAAAAAACGGTTCTTATGGATTTTTTGGGACTTTGCTGCGAAATTTCATTGTAGACAATGGGCTGAAGAGTTTATTGCGCAGGTCGAGGCAAGCAAAACAAATGGTAGTTAACATGGACATGCAAAAAACATTAGCATTTTTACAGGCTGTTTTTTTAATATCATTTGCCGCAGCTTTTGGATATTTTATTGCAAAACAATGGTTTCAAATATTGCAAATATGCTGGAATATTGCAATTGAAAAACTAATCAAGATGTTTGTCAATAAAAAACAACGCGCAAATTACAATATTTTTCATGACATTTACACCGATCGGAAGCCAAAATGAGCGATAAAAATTTGCTATTAAGCGAAGAAAATATATTCCGTAAAACTGAAAACATTCGAGAAATACTCGGATATTTTGGGATAAGTGTAAGTAAGTTCTGTGATTTTTTTACAATCCAGCCGTATATGTTTTATGATTGTGCTGCTGGATCAAAATTTAATCCGAATATTAACAACATTTTTGAACAATTCCAGCACATTTATTCGGAATTTAAAAATGCAGGGATTGAAAATGGGCGGCACGCGTTGACGATGATAATCGACGGATCAACTACTTTAATGCTAATAAAGCATAATAATGATTACAAAAAACATTTGCAAAAACTTATAAACGATTATATGCTTTTAGCATTTTGCGGCGGGAGCGCGGGATAATAAAATGGAAGAAATTTTTTTTGCAATTTGCGTTGTTTTATTTGTTCAAATTTTAATTGTGTTGTGGTTTCGCAGCGTGCTTTGGGAACACGCGGAAGAAATGAAAGCTTTTCTAAAAAATTTTAACAAATAAAAAACATTGTGATTAAAAATGCAGTTTTACACGTTGATGAGGTGAAAAATGATTGATGTAAAATTTGAAAAATTACACGAAGATGCGCAGGTGCCAACATACGCTACCGACGGATCGGGATGTTTTGATTTTTACGCATGTACTTATGGGCTAAAAACATGCGCAGAATCCGTAACAATTGGCACAGGGATTGCAGTTGAAATTCCGGCAGGGCATGTGTTGTTAATTTTTAGCCGAAGCGGACATGGTTTTAAAAATGATGTTCGTTTGGCAAATTGTGTTGGTGTGATTGATTCGGATTATCGCGGAGAAATTATGGTAAAATTACGCAAAGATTCTATCGATATAAACACGTTAAACATCAACCACGGTGACAGAATTGCACAAGGCATGATGATTCCATTTCAAAAAGTGCAATTTGTCGAAGTGGAAAATTTAATCGATACGGAACGCGGTACGGGGGGTTTTGGCAGCACAGGGGCATGATCAATTGTTTTTTAATACAGGGTAAAATCATGGACGAAATTACATTTGACTTAGCACCAGAATTAAAACTCGCATGTCTCGAAGTTGCTAGCAAGATCGATGGAAGTACGCAAGATCAAATTATTGCTGCTGCTAAAATGTTTTATGAATGGGTTTCAGAGCCATTAAAATCAATTGAAGTCAAAAAGAACGTTTTTGAGATTGTGAAAAGTGAATGAAAACGGTATTGGTATGTTTGTTGGAAACAGTTGATCGTGTAAATTATCTTGTGCTTGATGGGGATTTTTCAGAATTCGACGGATGGACTGGGTTTCAATTCCCCGATAAATTATTAAACGCGGTTGCATATAGTAAAGGTGATTGGCTTGTAAAATTTCCCACAGAAGAAGTAAGAAATGGTGCAGAAGTTATCACTTGCGTGATACAATTAGATTGGGTTTGAATAAGCCTTGGGAGCTTGCGGAAACGCTGGATCGGGTGTTCTCGGTCGGGTTGAAAAGCCTTAATCCCTTTTTAAAAAGAAAAATCATGGTAAAATTAGAAAAAACAGTCATAGTGTTTGGCGTGCCTGTGCCGCGCTGTCAAGCGATTGCAAAATCAGGTAAACAATGTGGTCAACCTTCTGTGCACGGAAAACAACACTGCTGGAACAAAGAGCATCACAATTTTTCGGCGGGGAAAACTGTTGCAAAAAAGCGCGTGCGGAAACCGAAACCGGTTGCAGAATTGAAAAAAGAAGTTGTTAATACGCCGCCAGCAAAAAAAATGCAGAAAAAAACGGAACCAATTAAAAAAACCGTAGCAAAAAAACAGGCTAAAAAACAAGATTATTCGGCAATTTTTACGCCAGAGATAAAAAAGGAAATTTTAGTTGTCTGGGATAAAATCATACTAGATTTTTGGAAGGGTATGCAAACAAAGCATCCGATTAGTGCCTGATATATTCAAAGAAACGTTTTTCTTCTTGCGAAACTAGCATTTCAATATCCATGCTAGTTTCGCAATCTGAAATTGTCCGCGCCAGCTCATACGCCTGATCGTAATTGTGCGCCTCTATAAATTTGTGGACATGCTCAATAATTCGTTCGTCAGTCATTTTTAATTTCAGAAAATAATTTTTGAATTTCGCATTTGCAAAAATAATTCATTTGTTGTTTAATTGCAAGCTCCTTAAATTGTTCTGATAATTTTTTATTTTGCATCTTATCAAGACAATCAATTGCTGAATTGTATTCATTTTTTTCAATGAAAAATTTTGCTTTGTCCACTAATTCAATATCGGTCATTTTAAAATCACCTTTAAAAATAACAAAACAACGGAAATAAAACTCATTGCATTTACGATATGCAATATTTTTACGCTTCGTTTTAAGTTTGCATTTTCAATTCTCAAATCATAATTTTCCTGAGCAATTTCATCTGAAAACGTGTTAATACCAATTAAATGATCGTTGCGAAAATCCACACATGTCATCATTGCCATTTCATTTTTCCATTTATAGTTAAGTTGACTTGCATTTAATGCGCCAGTCATTTTTGTATAGTCCCAATTATGGATAGAATTATCACTCATATATCACCTTGTAAAATAAAGAACAATCGCGCCAAAAATAAAACATGCCCCAGAAACAACATAAACAATGGAATCCACATCGTAATTGTCGCTCATAACATCATTACGGATTCGCGAGAGAAATTCTTTAATTTTACGCATAACATTCTCATTTCAAAGATTTTACCTCATGCAGCACTATTTTCCTGTCCTGAGCGCGTTCAGATTGTAGCTTTTTAGCTACTGCAAATGACTTCAGCTTGCGTTCATTTTCGCGCTTGGATTTGTATCGCCCGCCGTGTTTTTCATCCCATGAGTTCATTTTTTCACCAAGTTTATGCTAAAAAAACAGGTTGATCGGAATGCAGCGGCATTGGTGACCCATGCTCAAATTCAATCGGCACAAACATTGCGCGCCCTTTGTCGTCAAATCCCACAACTCGGTATCGCACTGTTTTCATTTCAGACAAGTAAAATTCTTGGTTTAATCGCATTTTATTCCCCTTGGTTTGACTTCGCGGCTGCGTCGTCTATGTGTTAATAATAGTCCTTAATCTTTTACGCGTCAAGAATTATTTATCCGGTGTTGTTTTAACGTCGCAGGCTCATCCCCAATTAGATCATCGCGCCCTAACCTGCGCAGTGCGGCAATCACACTCGGACGGCTAGCGTATTGATTGGTGCCACGCAAGCGTTTACAGAGACCATACGCCGTCAAATCCCCTCCCGCATCCCGATTGTCGATAATTGTCTGCGCTGCGCTCATAGCGTGTTTTGATGTGTTGCCGTGTAGTTTTTTCATGCAATCCCTTTAAAATGTTACTAAAAAATCTTCAGGCACCAAAATCTCTAGTTTAAAAGCCAACATAACAACATGCGCCGTATTTTTTGCCCATAGTTTTTTCAAAATATTTACTCTATGGAAATTTACCGTGCGCTCACTAATCCCAAGCCGATCAGATATTGCAAAAGTTTTTTCGCCCGCAGCAACAAAAATCAGCACCTGCGCCTCGCGCTCTGTTAATAATTTCATTGTGTGCCGGCGATACGTTGGGTTTTTACAACGCAAAACTATTTGCTTTTTTAAATAATTTAATCTTTCATCGCTCATTTTTAAGCACTCCGCACGTTTAGTTGAATGTGCGACATAACTTTGCTATGTCCGACAATCACATAATGTTCGCTTTGCATCGCAAGACAAAGTGCAGTTGCTGCTGCGCCGCTAGCATCTCTACCCGCATCATGCCGCGTTGTTTTCCCATCTTTTTTCATAGTTATTTCGTAATTTTCGATAGTTTTTGGGAATTGCTCAATTGATATGATAGTAGTCATATTTTCCTCATTTAGTTAGATTGACTTGAAAACATTTCAGAAGCGGTTTTGTTAAATGCTGCTGCGATTGCTTCTTTTGCATCGTGAAAATTGTCTAATAAAAATTTAGCGATTGCATATTTTTGTTTTTCCGTTACTTTTTTGTACCGATTGTTCTCAGCTTCTTTCATCGATTTCGCAATAGTTTGAATTTTTTCATCGCCAATTTTTACACATAAATCCAACATTTGATCTATTGCTAATATTTCTAATATGTGTTGATCGGAAACAGGGGCGCAGTATTTTTGGTTTTTATTGCTTTCATAAACTTCTTTTGCGAAGTCGATATGCATTTTATTTCTCCTTTAATTTTCGTCAGCACAATTGCTGTATCGATGTATGTATCTTACCTTACAATCTTTAACGCGTCAAGTATTTATTTGAGGCTGTTGCAAACGCACACAATAAAAACACAATAAAGAAAGAATAATTATAAAAATCAACGTGTTACGCCAATTTGCAAAAAATTTCTCGTTTAAAATGAAGAAAGAATCAAGAAACCTACAGCAGACAAGACATTCACTAAACTTATAACTAAACCATACGAGTGCAAAAATCACCGAGTTTATATTTTTGTGTTATGCGTTTGAGTTATAACACGCACTATGTGCTATCAGATTGCGAAAAGATATTGAGAATGCGAATTATAATAATAATCGAAATGAGAATGAGAATGATTCGCATTATCGTTACAAATACACGCGCGCTATATTAGTGCTATTGCACTACGCTTTCCAAAAAATCACTGTGAATTTGTCGCACAAGGTCAACTAGTGTTGTTTGCCACCCACTTTCGCACTCGTTGCGCAGCACGCGATCAATCAAATCAATAAGCTCTTTGCTCGTGCGAACATCATGCGGGTGGTCAATCCCATGCGTCATTAAATAACGCATCCACATTGATCCCTGTAGATTGTTTTTAAGCCATTCAAAAACTTCTAAGTTGTCTTTTGTAAAATTTAATTCTGTTTTTAGTTGTTCGAACAATTTTTGTGCGCTCATTTTCTTTCTCCTTTTTTATCTTAGTACAAGGTTCGCAATTCTCTCGAATTTGTCATTATCCATCGCAAACAGAGATAAACTAGTTTCAATTCTGTCAAATTCTTGAATTTTGTCTAAATCTCCACCATACTTTTTAACGTGCTCAATTTTTTCGTTTCTTTTTTCTTGCAAAATTTTACAAATAGCAGAAATTTGCAAACCACGCGATTTTATTCGCATTTCGGTTTCTGGCGTTGACTCGTCTACAATTTCAATTAACATTTTATTCTCCGTTTATTAATTTATACATTCACATTGGCTTAAAAAATCTTTTAAATCCTCAATATGCGCATCAATTTCTCTTTCGTCATAAATGTTGGCAAAAAAATCTGCTGTCAATCTATCGTGAGTTTTGTAATCATTAAAATGATTTGATACGCGGATAAGTGCCTCCCATGATTCTAAAACGCGCCCTTCCCACATTTCCTTTGGTTTTCTTATGTTTATATAAATAGAATCAGATTTTTCCGATGCGCCAACTTTTAAAACGCTAGCTCCGCATTCCTCAACAATTTTAGTGATAATTTCTTCAATTTTATAAACGTCAATCATTTTGGCTCTCCTGTTATTGTCGGCACGTTGTGCGCTGTCCATGTGTTACATCATAGACCTGTTTATTTTACGCGTCAAGCATTATTTATGATGTTGTATTCCCACACGTTGCAAAAATCCAGTTTATTTAACATGAGCCAGCCCAGCCAAACCCCCCCCGAATTCGGGGGGATTAGATTTTCCAACAACCTAATAAACATGATTTATTTTCATAAATCCCCACATCACTATAAATTTTATTCATGTTGTGTGGATAACTTATAATGATTATGCGTTTTTTGCATAATGTTTTAATGAATTTGCTCTTGTTATGTTGGTTATTTTTAATTATTGCTTGAGCTGAATGCGGGATAAAATAACCAAAAGCATTTGCAATCAGGCACTTACATTCCAATGATGCGCAAAAACAACGCTATGCAAAAATAACATTAGGAAATGGTCGAATCGGCTGATATAGTCATCTATATAGTCTTTTTGCGTTACCACTACAAAAGACCGCTGAAAAAGCTGCGCTCAACCAGCCGCTAGGGCTTCCGTTTTAATGTGTAAAAGCATGTATAACTACTGATTTGGCATTATACTTATAATGCTTGCCTGTCAGGTGTAGGTCGAGTATAAGGATCGCTTGCATAGTAATGTGTCGGCGATCCAGTCGATTAGTGATATTGCATAACCCCACTAATTTAGCTATAATATGACCGCAGCCTCTGATCTGCGTACGCGTCGGTTCTAAATGCAAGTTAATCAACTAATTTTCATGGAAAAAAAATGGCAAAATTAAAACTTTTACTAAAGCACAACAATCAGCAACATATCGCAAATTATTGTTTAGCACATTTGATTAAAAATCCCATTGTTACTGATACCGGGTTAGTAATCGGCGATACAGCAGCAACATGTGAATTTACCATTGATCAAGATTGCATCGATGGCGCAATGTTTGATTATGATTTGTCTGATGATCGTTATGCCGTAAGATTAACATTGCGCAACATTGATGGCGATGTATTGTTTACGCCGGAGGTTGTGCATATTGATAGTAGTGCATTGCCTATTGTTGCAAAAATACGATGCGCTGATGTGACAATTTGTATTGCGTAAATTTATGCGCGAAATTAAAGATATTTTAACGGAGTGGGCCGCTTACTTTGTTGATAATTATAAAGTAAGCGGATACCCCAAACAATCCGCATTTGTCAACGAGCGCGTGCAAGATAACAACAGATCGACGGAGAGCTATGTTGACCGCGATTTTCCCGATGACGCAAAAGCGGTTGACGATGAGATTGCGGCAATGTCTCCTCCGCACCGCGCAATCATACATGAGCATTACACAAAGCGCGGGTCAATGCGAGAGCATGCTAAAAATTTAAAACTCAACGCAGCAACATACTGCACAGTGTTGCGTTTTATCCACGATCACTTAGCTCACAAATTAAATGCAAAAAACACTTGACGCAACAAAAATGTTTAATCATAATGTGGTTTAATTTAGTATTGTTGAGTTTTTTGCTGCAAAGAATTGATTTCTCCCGCTCGTAACAACGAGCTTTGCCTCGCACGTAAAAATGTGGGGCTTTTTTATTTGTATTTTACTAATGAGGCGTTGAATAATGTCTGAAATAATCACACCACCAAAAAAAAGGAAAGCCCCTAGAACTGCGTTTAAGCCGGGGCAGTGTCCCAACCCAAGTGGCAGACCAAAACGATCTGCTGAGGAAATTGATTTAATATCTGCATGCAAAACAAAAGCCGCGTCTGCTTTAAATGTCATTTGCGAAATAATGCAAAATGGGCAACAAGAAAAAAACAAATTGTTAGCGGCGCAATATATTATTGATCGAGCATTTGGCAAAGCTACTCAAGCGGTTGATATGACGCTTGGCGGAAAAATTACTGTAAATGTCAATACAATTAGCGATGAAGAATTAGCAAGTATTGCAGCAGGTTCTGAATAATTTTTACGCACTTTTAACACGTGACAATATCTAAGCAAGAGGCTGCGCGCGAGTTACTGCGGCGAAGAAAAGCCCGCGAATCGTTGATTGGGTATGTAAATGCTATTGATATACCCGGAAAGCCAATTTCTGACGACGCGGATGAATGGATATTTAAGCCCGTTGAAACAACGGTGGCAGATCATCACAGAGTGATTTTAGAGGCATGCCAACGCACTATTGACAAGCCTTACGGGAGGCTGATGATATTTGCGCCCCCCGGATCGGCAAAATCAACTTATGGCAGTGTTGTTGTGCCAACGTGGTGTATGGGCAGAGAAAAAGGGTATAAAATTATTCTCGCGTCGTATGGCTCTGATTTGGCGCGCAAGCATGGGCGCAGGGCAAGACAGATTGTAAAGTCTGATAAATACCAGTCTATTTTTGGATGCGGAATATCTGCTGATAATGCGTCAGTTGAGCAATGGAGTATTACTAATGGTAGCGAGTACATGTCTTGCGGGATTATGTCTGGCATTACTGGCAATCGAGCCAATGGTATTATCATTGATGACCCCGTCAAAGGGCGCGAAGAAGCAGAATCGGAAACAATCAGGTCGCGCACGATTGATGCGTATGAGGACGATCTAAAAACACGGCTGTTGCCCGGCGGGTGGATAATCTTAATTCAAACTCGTTGGCATGTAAACGATCTAGCTGGTTGTATTTTGCCGGAAAACTGGAACGGGCAAAGCGGAACGATCAAATGCAGGGATGGGTTTGATTGGGAGGTTATTTGTCTATCCGCAAAATGCGATGATGTGAATGATCCGTTGGGTCGTAATATCGGCGAATATATCTGGCCGGAGTGGTTTGACGAAAAACACTGGTCACAGTTCGAGGCTGACGAATCCTCTACTCCGCTAAAAAAACGTAGTTGGGCATCACTATATCAGCAACGTCCAACAGTTCAAGGTGGTAGCATACTACATGCTGATCAATTTCAATTGTGGAAAAATGATCTTCCATATTTTGATTACATATTGCAAAGTTATGATACCGCGTTTACCGAGAAAACGCAGAACGATCCTACAGCGTGCACAGTCTGGGGAGTATTTACTCATAATAAACAAAAGTGCGTGTTGTTGTTGGATGTGTGGGCGGATCATTTGGAGTATACGCCACTTAGGCAGCGCGTGATCGACGATTGGCAAGCAAAGTACGGCGGCAATAAAAACGACGTGCAAAATACCCCGCGCAGAGTAGACGCTATTATCATTGAGGAAAAGGGCAGCGGAATAAGCTTAATTCAAGATTTGCGGCGTGCAAAAGTACCTGTTATATCGTATAACCCGGGGAAAGCAGACAAAATCAGCAGAGCTAATCAGGTTGCGCCAATTTTGGACGTGGAGTGCGTTTATGTGCTCGAATCAGCCAAACAACCAACATTGCCAATCTCATGGGCTAGACCATTTTTAAAGCAGTGCGAGCAATTCCCAAACGGCAAGAACGACGACATGATCGATACAATGACGCAAGCGTTAATATGGTTGCGCGATAACAACATGCTGATGTTGCCGATTGCGGAAGATGACGAAATTGAGGAAATAGATTACAATCAACGAAGAAATAATACAAATAGGAACCCGTATGATTGTTAAATTTATTGAAGAAAAATCATTATTTATATGCTTTGACGATGAACGTTATTCTGTTGGTTTAACGGAAGAGATTGCCAAAAAGAATTATTCGGTAGGAATGTTTTTTAATATGTCCTTCCCTTTGCCTTATATTGCCGATTTAGATGATATTCCAAAATGTGAAATAATTGAGAAAATGTTGCAAATGTGTGCCAAAAGAATTGCGATTAAAAAAATAATTGGCAAAGAAATGTTTGAAAAAGCTAAGACAAAGCAAGAGCTGAGAAAAATGAGAGAAGATTTAGAATTATTAAAGTGTCATCACAAGAAGCGTGACGAAAAAAGTAAATTCTCATTTTTTAAAATATTTAGTAAATAATTTAAAATATAAATAGTTTTTTACTTACGTGGTGGAAAATGATTGTTAACAATTTATACAAAGCGGTTGCTACTCATAATTTATTTATGGGCGACATTGGCGTTATTGAAAATGGCAATTTTATACCACTTAAATTTGTGGATTTAATGACTACAAAAGTTGAGGATGCTTATCAAGTGGTTGAAAATTGTAATGCTGGTGATATAGTATTATTGGCAGGACATGACACTGTTTTTCACTGTGAAAATTTCTTAAATGAAAAAATATTAAGAATTGGCAAAATTGATCACAATGAAAGCCCTAAAGATATTTGCAAAATAAAAGTTAGCATTAGAGAATAATGATTTTTAATAAAATTATCAAGCCGCCATGTATTTTTAATAAAATTATCAAGCCGCCATGTGCGGCTTTTTTTACGTCTAAATAAATTATACAAAATGACTATTCAAGATGAAACAGTAACGTCGAAAGATTTTCCAGAAAACCTCTTTTCTGAAAATATTGAATCTTTGGAAATTGGCGATGATGAAGCTGGCAACGAAGATCAAGAATTTTTGCAAAATCTTGCAGAAGTCATTGATACAGCGCAGCTTGATAAAATTGCCAATGAATTACTCGATTTAATTGAAAAAGACAAAAATGCGCGTGAGAAACGAGATAAGCAATATGCCGAGGGGATTAAACGTACTGGGTTAGGTAATGAAGCCCCCGGCGGCGCAGATTTTGAAGGCGCAAGCCGTGTAGTGCATCCGCTGCTCGTTGAAGGCTGTATTGATTTTTCAGCCAAAACAATGAACAACATTTTCCCGCCCTCTGGCCCATGCAAGACGCAGATCATTGGGACGGCAACTGATTACAAGATTGACAAAGCCGAACGAAAAAAAGAATACATGAACTGGCAGCTTACGAAACAGATTCGTGAGTATCGCTCAGAGCTAGAGCAATGTTTGACGCAAGTGCCTCTTGGGGGTAGTCAATATATTAAAATTTGGTTTGATTCTGGCTTAAACCGTGCTCGTACTGAATTCATCCCCATCGATGACATTTACCTGCCATTCAGTGTTTCGCACTTTTATTCATCCCATCGCGTAACGCATCGCCAGTTAATCAGCCGCAATACATTTAACGCCCGAGTAAATAGCGGGCTATACGCAGAAACTGAAGTTTTTGATGCAAGCCAGATTACTGATGTTTCAAAATCACAACAAGCCACCGACAAGATCGAAGGCAAAGAGGATTCTGCATATAACGAAGATGGGCTGCGTACAATCTACGAAGTACAAGTCGATTACGCGCTGGATGATGATGTAGATGGTGGCGATTTACTGCCGTATATCATTACCATTGACGAAGCAACAAAAACAGTATTGTCTATTTATCGCAATTGGGAAGAAAACGACGAGCAACGATTAAAACTCGATTGGATTGTAGAGTTCGCGTTCATCCCGTGGCGCGGCGCGTATGGGATTGGATTGCCGCACATCATCGGTAGTATGTCTGGCGCACTAACTGGCGCATTGCGGTCGTTAATGGATTCGGCAATCATCGCCAATATGCCGGGCATGCTGAAATTAAAAGGTGCGCGTGTATCAGGGCAAAGCGATTCGGTCAGCCCATGCGAGATCAAAGAGATCGAAGGCACTGCGAATATCGATGACATCCGTAAGCTCATGATGCCGTTACCGTTCCCCGGCCCATCGCAAGTGCTGTTCCAATTATTGGACTGGCTGACAGGTCAAGCAAAAGGCGTGGTTGCCACGGCTGACGAAAAGATTGCGGACGCAACGAGCAACATGCCCGTTGGCACTACGTTAGCATTGATTGAGCAAGGTAGTACAACGTTCTCGTCAATCCATGCGCGTATGCACGCCTCACAAGCAAAAGTTCTTGAGATTCTACATCGTATCAACGCACAGTATTTGGACGACGAAGAAACGATCGAAGAGCTTTGCGAGTTGATTGTTCGACGTGATGACTTCACTGGCGCAATGGATGTTGTGCCAGTTTCCGATCCTAATATTTTCTCATCGGCGCAACGGTTCGCGCTGTATCAATCAACACTTGAAATATTTAAAATGTTCCCGAATCAGTTTGACCAAGATGTTTTGGTGGCAGATGGGATTCAATTGCTAAATTATCCAAACAAAAAAGTATTAAAAGAAATTTACAAGCCTGAACGCTTGGAAGCAATCGAAGAAAACACAGCAGCGTCAGAAGGAAAGCCACTCAAAGCCTATGATGATCAGGATCATATTGATCATATGCTTAAGCACATGCACTACGCTTTATCGCCGATATTCTGCGCAAACCCAATTATGGCTATGCCCGCATTGCCCGCGCTTATAAACCATTGCAAAGAGCATTTAGCAATGTTCTACATGCAGAATGCGCAAGCAGCAGAGGACGCGTTTAACGAGGCGATGAATCATCCTGAATTGCAGGCGTTAGACAAAAATGATCCTCAAGTTAAAATGCAGGCAGCAGCAATAGCAGATCAATCAATGGCGCAACAATTAGCCCCGGTCATGCAGCAGTTGGAGATGGCACAGCAAGCAGCGCAAAAGTTTATGCCACAACCTCCTAAAGACCCACAAACAGAGGCATACATTCAAGTTGAGCAAGCAAAATTGCAAGCAAAAACACAATTTGATCAATCCAAACTGCAAGCTGAAACACAAAGCAAACAACAGAAAGATGCACAAGATCATCAATTAGCACAACAAGAGCAACAATCGAATCAACAAGCTGCTATAATGGCGCAAAGTGCCGAAAAAGACGCTACGGCAGCAGAGCAACAAACAAAGTTGTCGCAGATTGACAAAGAGAGTAACCTTGCTGTGATGATTGAGCAAATGCGGTTAGATGCAGAGCAACGAGCAGAAGCAAGCCGTTTGATGTTCGACAAATGGGAATTAGAGCGTAAAGAGCAAAACGATTTATTGAAGCACATTTTAACTCTTGTCAACCATCAGGGATACAAGAATCAACATCTTGGAGATAGTTATGAAAGACAGCAAATTGAATCAGCACAAACAAATGGCAATGGGGCAGAAAGTAACGGGGATGAAAGCGGGCGGAGCAGTTAAAAATCCAGTCGTGCAAGCTAAAAAAGAAAACGGAATCCCAAAATATAAAGCTGGCGGTGCTATTAAAGGTAAAAAATGCTAAATAATTTGTGCTATGAAATTAAGCAAGCAATTGAATCAGAAGTATTGCAGAATAATGGCACTATTTCCGCTATTATTGGAGAAAATCTTACAAGCAGCAAAGGTGAAAAATATGTACTTATTGGATTTGTCTATGTTTATACGGAGGATGAATCTTTATGTATGCGTGCGATTGTTGAAGGTTTTTCTGGCTATATATCCAAAAAAATAAATGATAATCCATCGAAAAATCAGTTAGAATGGAGAGAATATCCTTCTTTTTCACTTTGTAAAGACGAGGATGGTGTAGAACAAAAGAAATTTACATGTAGGATTGCACTTCAATAGCAAAAGAAAGGAAAGTATTCGTATGAATGCTGAAAATCATACTCGCACGCCACTTGGAAAAAATTTTATAAGCCAGATGGGTTACAATATTTTTGCGTGCAAGATGTTGAAATTGATTGCAAAATTAACTCATGAATAAAGCAAAACGTGATTATTGCAATAAAGGGATTCATAAAGGGTGGAGATTATTAACCCCACGTTTTAAAATTGTTGAAAAAGATCAGAGTTTTAACAACTACCGTGAAGTGATTGGATATAATTGTTCACTATGCGGAGTTAAGCTAGATGCTAGTCAATGTTCTTTTTCTAAGCATTGTATTAAACGTGGAATTATGGAGCCTATAGCAATAAATAGTAAATTTGGCGCAAGTAAAAAAGCATTTGCATTTTTTTGGAATAATTTAAATAAAAGGCATGCTCTTATTTTATTTTATACTCACATGAAACAAAATGTTAAATTTAATCGGGAGAAATTTAACACTTCTTGCAAAGTGTTTGGCTGCAAATTATGATTGAAAAACTCCTAAACGAATTGCTTGCACGCAAACAAAAATACTCTGACGAAATACTTTCTCAGCCTCCTGCAACAATGGAAGCGTTAAAGTATCGCGTCGGACGTTATCACGAGTGCATTGAATTGATTGATATGGTTGAGAAAATTGCGCGAGGGGATGAGGACGAATGAAATTAGAAATACAACAACTATCTTGTGCCCTTCCAACGAGCAAGTTATTGGAAATTAAACGGGTTGCCAATGCCTCTTGGAGAATTCGAGTAAATACAGATTTTACATGGAAGATTTATTTATTAAGATCGGCGATGCACAGAAAATTTATTAAGTATGGTAAATATATATTATTGAGTGTTGACCCAAGACCATACATTCACCCAAACGTTCCAGTACCAAAAGGGAAATATTTTATATGCGCACCAAAGTTTTGTTTTCATAATGTCGCCCCAACAAAACAATATATTTATACAATTCAATCAAAAATAATTAACAAAGTTTTACGTAGGTTTTGCCCTTATAATCCAATTACTATGAATGGCTCGTGGGGATGAGGATGAGTGAATCTATGAAATCAGCGCAAATGCTTATTGATTTTTTCATTGCAAAAGAATTGCCTGATTTAACGTTAGGTCGTATTGACGAATGGCTTGTAATGAGTGACGAGCATCGAAAAAAACAATGGAAGAAATTTTGGCATTCTATTTCTGAAAGAGTGAGAAATTATACTGGGTGCGTATCTAAATTTTTAGAAGATAACCCATACGTGCCGGAAGAAGGATTAGACGAAAAGTCAAAACAATTTATGGTATGCAATATGGGTGCTTATGTTGCATTTGAGTTCTGGCTTAAATATGAAGTAGAAACGTTTTTAGAAAGAATGAGGATAGATTATGGCAAAGTTTGTATATAAGGATGGTTTCGGCGGCGTTTCTTACGCCGAAGATAACGCATACCCCGAGTATTCTGATCTAACAATTAACATGGAAAAAAAGTTGACTATAATTTCTGCCTTTGATGAAAAAGGAAACGAGATATTGGGCAATGAATTATCTGAATTAAAACGTAAATACGAAGAGCGAAAATATGACAAAGTTTAAAATCACATACAAAAGCGGAGTAGTTGAAGAGTTTGAGCAATCAGACTGCTCAACTATTGAGCAATTGGTTAATGTCAAGTTTGGTAGTGCTGATTACAAAAGCAATGGTGTTGAGGTTGAGTTAATCAATGAAACTAAATTGCCAGTAGAAGCTGATTCAGAGCAAGAAGAAGAATCCGAAAGTGATGAAGAAGTGAAAGAAATTATTGAGGTGCACGAATATATTTCTGAACAATCAGACGAAAATAAATAACAAACAAAGTTTTACAGACAGCCACCTTCGGGTGGCTTTTTTTATGCCCATTTTGGGCTTTTTTTATATAGGAGACGTATGTCTACTGAATTGATCCTGCCTAGTGCAGAAAACAAAGACGAATTTAACGCAGCAATTGGCGTAACTGCTAAAGAGGTTGCTGAACAGGAAAGCCTTGAATGGTATTTCCCAGAGATTGAGCCGGGGCGTACGCCATTTGGTGCTCGGGTGATTGTTCAATTGCGGCGAACTAAGCGGAAGTCAAAGGGTGGGATTATCTTGGCTTCTGAAACAAAAGAAACAGACAAATGGAATGATCAGGTTGCCAAAGTTGTCGGAATTGGCTCATTGGCATTCTGCAATCGCGAAACCAAAGAGCCTTGGCCGGAGGGCGCATGGGCGAAAATCGGCGACTTTGTAAGCGTTCCGCGCTGGGGAGGCGATCGATGGGAAAAAAACATCGAAGGCGAAGAAGAAAAAGTCACATTTGCAGTATTCAATGATCACGAACTAATTAGTTTGATTACTGAAGACCCCCGTAACGTTAAAGCCTTTGTGCTATAAGGAGCTGACATGACGAAAGAAAATTTAAATATCGATCATGAAGATGACGATTTGTTGGATGATGAGCATGGCGGAGAAGATGACGATCATGATGAGCAAAAAGATCATGAATCGGATGATGATGCTAAGACTGTTAAACATGTAGAATCCGACGAAGAAGATCAAGACGTTGACCCAGAGAGAGAAGCTATTAAGAAGCGTCGTCGTGAAGAGCGTGAAAAGAAAAAGCTCTATCAGAGGCAGAAAGAAGAACGGTTGCGTTTGCAAATTTCTGCGCGTGATAGGGAGCTGGAAGAATTGCGACAAAAAGTTTTGCAGATTGAGAGCCGAACAACACATACTGATATTGTTCGTCTTGATTCTGATTTGCAAAAAGCAATTCAAGAGCGCGATACAGCAATGGCTTACGCGGATCAAGCAGCAGAAGCAAATGATACACGCACTGCAATTCAATGGGAAAGAGCTAAGGCATCCGCTGAAGAAAAAGCACGTCATTTGTACATGCAAAAGCAGCAGTACGAACAAAATAGGCAGCAACAATCTGCGCCAAAAACAACGCGCGTTGACCCAGTTGTGGAATCCTATGGAAAAGAATTCTTGTCTAAGCATAACTGGGTTGATTTAAATGGTGCCGATGATGATAGTAAATTGGTTCTTGCGTTAGATTCTTCACTTAAAAGAGACGGGCTAAACCCAGCAAGTTTCGATTATTGGGAAAAACTTGAAAATTTAACGAAAAAGTACTTGCCACATCGGTTTAATTCTGGTAGTGTTTCGTCAGCAAGTGCAAAAAGCCGTAAAAGTATTGTGGCTAGCTCAGGAAGAGAATCATCTTCCGAAGGGGCTGAACACAGTAAATTATATCCTGGACAGATTCAGGCTTTGAAAGATTCGGGCGACTGGGACAACCCAGAACGCCGTAAGAAGATGATCAAAGTTTATTCCGATTACAACAAAAGTAATCGTCTGTCAAAGTAAAAGGAGATAATTATGTCTAAAGGCTTTATCGGCGGCGATGACCGCGTAAAACAAACAAATCAGACTGAATCCCGCGCAGATCGTGGCACGGCAGATCACAGTCGCAAACTTCAAGATGGTACTGCATTCTCAATTGAGGAGCGTCGTAGGATGCTGCGCAATGAGTACAAGCAGGAAATCCTACCAACTCCACCCTCTATCCCCGGGTATCATCTTTGTTGGCTATCAACAAATAGCCGTGCCGATCCAATCCACAATCGCATTCACCAAGGCTACGAAGCCGTAAAGAATAGCGAACTTCCAGGAATGGACAAATGGACAATGAAAGATGGCGAATTTTCGGGTTTCGTTTCATGCAATGAAATGGTTTTATTCAAAATCCCAGAGGAGCTATATCAGCTTCACATGTCGATATTCCACCATGAAATGCCACTGGAACATGAACAGGGTGTTAGGGCTGATATTGAAGCCCATAATTTAGAATCGGCAGGAGTTTGCGCCACTGAAGTGGATGGATTCAAAGACATGGGCGCACATCGTGCTACCCCTTATTTTAATTGATTAAAGGAACTTAAATGAGCGCAACAAATTCCCCATTTGGTTTTCGACCAGTCGATCACCCAACAGGTAACGCACGAGCAAAAGTTTATCAGATTGCTTCTGGCTATGCAACAACTCTTTACAAAGGCACGATGGTCACGCTGAACACGAGCGGAACTATCACTATTTCAGCCGCTGCCGCAGATTTTCTCGGAATTTTCATGGGCTGCGAATATGTCGATGCTACTGGAAAGCCTACGGTTAGCAATTTCTGGCCCGCTAGCACAACCGTTCTTTCTGGCACGACAGTCACGGCATACGTGCTTGATGATGAAGATACCGAATTTGAAGTGCAATCCGATGGCTCTGTAGCACAAACGGCAATCGGCGATCAGGCTGACGTTACTAGCGTTGGAGCTGGTAGCACCGCAACAGGATTGTCTACTTCAACATTAAACAGCACTTTGGTTGGTGCGGGCGTGCAAGGTCAATGGCGAATTATTGGCTTTGGTCAAGCACCTGATAACGCAGTTGGTGATGCCTTTACCGTTGTACGGGTAAAAATGGCACGTAGCCAATATCGCGCTAACAAAACAGCCATCTAACATTTAAAGGAGCTACAAATGGCAGCTAATATCATGCGCAGTTCGGACTTTCGTCCGATAGTCGAGCCGATTCTAAACGAAGCCTTTGATGGCGTTTATGACTTACGCAAAGACGAATACAAACAAATTTTTAAAATCCGTGATGGCATTCCTCGGTCGTACCATGAGGAACCCGTTCAATACGGTTTTGGTGCAGCCCCCGAGTTAAACGATGGCGCGCCAGTAACGTATCAAGCTGGTGGCGTTTTATTCACCAAACGCTACATCTACAAAGTGTATGGCTTGGCGTTCGCTCTTACCCGTGTGCTGACTGAAGACGGCGATCATATTCGTATCGGCAAAGAGTATTCCGAACATTTGGCGCAATCCATGATTGAAACGGATGAGCTTAATGGGGCGAATATTATTAACCGTGCATATAACGCTTCTTATCCCGGTGGTGATGGCGTTGCATTGGGTAGCGCATCACACCCAATTATCGGCGGTTCGTTCTCCAACATTCTTGCAACGCCTGCTGCATTGTCTCAAACATCGTTAGAGCAATTGCTGGTTCAGATTCGTACGCAAGGTGTGGATAACAACGGCAAGAAAATCCGCTTAATGCCACAAAAATTAGTCGTTTCCCCCGGTAACGAATTGCAAGCAGAAGTATTGCTGAATTCTGTTCTGCGTACAGGCGTTGCAAACAACGACATTAACCCTGTTAAGTCGATGGGCTATTTGAAGGAAGTGGCTGTTATCTCCCGTATCACTTCTCCTACTCAATGGGGTATCACTACTGACGCGCCAAAAGGCTTGTCAGTAATGGTGCGCCGTCAAATTGAAAAATCAATGGAAGGTGACTTTGAAACAGACAGCGTCCGGTACAAATCCACTATGCGTAAAGCGTATGGATGGACTGATCCACGTTGCTTTTTCTCTACGCAAGGCTCTTAGGCTGCGCGGAAAAGTAAAGTATAATTAAAGCTCTTTTAAAAAGGAGCTTTAATGATTCAATCGATTAGGCAATGTTCTATTTTGGGGTGCTCTAAACCTGTTGTGGCAAGAGATTTTTGCCAGACGCATTACATGAGATGGAAAAGGCACGGACATGTTTTCTCTACTAGACCGTCTGATTGGGGTAGTAAAGAGAAGCATCCTTTGTATGGAATATGGACTGACATTTTTAGAAGAAGGAAAAATGTCGCCTGCGAAGAATGGATTCAAGATTTTTGGAAATTTGTTGCGGATGTTGGAGAAAGACCCGACAAAAATCACCAATTAAAAAGAATTGATGAATCTGGACTTTACTGCAAAGGAAATGTTTTTTGGAAGATTCGCTTAGTAAATGATTTGGAATATAGAAATGATCGTGCTGCATATGCGCGAGAATTCCAAAAAAGGATGCGAGAAAATAATCCTTTTCATGCAATGAAATATTCTTTAAGGAAATATGGGTTAACTATTGATAAATATCTTGAAATGCATGATACTCAGAATGGAGTATGTAAAATATGCTTTCAGGAAGAAAAGTCGATTGATCCAAAAACAAAGCGAATCCGTAGGTTGGCTGTAGATCATTGCCATGAAACAGGAAAAGTAAGGGCGCTTTTGTGTTCTAAATGTAATGCTGGACTTGGGCATTTCATGGATAATATTGAGAACATGCAAAAAGCGATTGAGTATTTAATTTTACACAAAAGGATAAACAATGTATCAAACTAATATTGAGGTGACAAATGGCTACTACTAATTTCCCATATGGGATTACGTCCTTTGGCGGCTCTGTTCTGAATAAAGTTGCCATTGGTGTTGTAGGACAATCAAATGAGCAGGGAAGGGTTGACCCTTCTGATTTGGCGGCATATCCACAATGTTTTGCGTCTTTAACAAACCCATCTTTTAATTCGCCAGTTTGGGGGCAAATTTTACCTGGGTATGGTGGTTTTTGGCATAAAGTTTATGATGATTTAGCCGCTCAAGGTTATGAAGCAAAGATTTTCAATGGTGCTGTAGGATCAAGTTCTTTTGTAACTGCAACATGTGGTCAAGTTCTAACTAGAGCAAATAGCTCAGGAGTAGCTGCAAGGCGTTCGCCAGATGATTTTGAAGATCGCGGGTATTTTGGCGCAACAACAGTTCAAGGCGGGAAAGTTTTTGTTGCTACTACAGCAAAAAAACAAGTGGCGTTTCGCCGTAAAAATATTTTTGGTGCAACTTCGTGGGCAGAATCAGGAATTGATTTTATTTCCACGTCTGGAACTGGAACAACTGCCGCATCCGATCCGGGAGGATGGTCTGCTGCTGCACTTGGCGGAACCATTACTGATGGAACTGTAACATGGACGTGCGTTGACACTACAAATAGCACTGGAATGTCAAATGGTCAGGTTCTATCGCCAACATTTTCAGCTTATGGATTTGACCCGTTTGGCATTTTAGAGCGCGTGCATATAAATATGAGTAACATTCGCGCGTCTCAAAAAATAATTTATATACAAAATGCTCAATCTGATGCCGGAACGCCTGCTGCAACTTATCAATCTGCTTTGGAAAATATTGCTACTTTTTTCCTTATCAGAGGATATAAAGTTGTAATTGGATTGTCTTGTTTTAATCCAAACACAACAACTGCTAACTACAATTTATTGGCAACAGGCAGACTGGCAGCTATTGCATCGCTACAAGCAGGCGCATATGGCGCAAAAGTATTTGCTGGTGCAAATTTATATGATCTAATGGGTAGCACTGGGAATATGGCATTAGGCGGCGCATGGTTGCAATCTGATAATGTTCATCTTAATGGTGCTGGTGCTCTTGTCGGAGCAGGGTATATTTCGCCAACTATTCTGTCTGCATTGTCTTAATAATGACAACATCCGGCACGATAGGCGCAACACAGATTGACGTAACTACAATTATTGAGCATGCTGCACGGCGTTGCGGAGTATTAGCAAGTACTCTCAGCGCGGAACAGCAAATATCAGCAAAGGAGAATTTATACTTTCTTTTGTCTGACTTGGCTAATCGTGGTGTTAGTCTGTGGTGCGTTCAAAAAAACGTATTGGGATTAGCTCTCAACAAGAAGGTTTACGATCTTCCTGTTGGAACGCTGGATATTCTCAACACGTTTTATCGTACCTGTAATTTTGTTGGCGTTCCGGCTTCTTCGTCTGCGATAACGTGGGCGACGGATGCTGGAACGGGTAATGCGCCAGCGGTAACAACCATTAGCGTTACATCGGCTACGGTTCAAACGTTGAACCTCAGCGTGCAGATTTCACCGGATAACGCTACATGGACGACTTTATACACGGTTCCAGCGTTTACCACTGTGGCAGGTTTGCCGTATTGGTTTGACATTGATCCTTCTTCTGCATCGCGGTACTGGAGTATTCGTGAAAACACTTTGCCAGCATTGACGCTGACAAGTGCAAGTTTCGGCTATAACACGACGGAAATTGAAATGTCACCGCTTAACCGTGATGACTATACCAATTTACCGAATAAAGACTTTGCTGGTCGTGCTTTGCAATATTGGTACGATAAGCAGTACCAAGTTCCGCGTTTGTGGCTATGGCCCGTTCCTGACAACATAACCGCACAGATCGTCATATGGAATCATAGGCATATTCAGGATATAGGCGCGTTAAGCAACACGCTTGAAGTGCCGCAAAGGTGGTTTGAATCGATCATATTCTCACTCGCTGCGCGTATGGTACTTGAACTTCCTGCTGACAAACTTCCCCCCGGTCGTTTGGAATGGCTAGATCATAAAGCAGACGAGCATTTGCGTCGCGCTGAAGATGGCGAGACGGACGGCGCACCAATTCGGATAACCCCTAATTTCTCAGCATATACAAGGTAATCATGGCTCTTTATCTTGATACTCTAGGAAATACAAGTGTTGCGATAGGAATTTGTGATAGGTGCAAAAAAAAGGTGCCAATTGGCGAATTGCGATCCGATGGGAATTCCCCCGGATTGCGCGTATGCCAAGATGCTGGATGCTATGACCATTTTGATCCGTACAGATTGCCAGCTCGAAAAACCGAAAAAATAACCATTAAATATCCGCGCCCTGACGTGGATTTATCCGTGGAGTAACGATGAGCTTTAATAACGTTTTTGGCGGATCGACGCTGCAACCTTCCGATGTATCCTATCGCGCGGTATCGCTTACTGCTGACGTAACACTAGCATGGGCAGACGTAAGCACATCAAACACGGATTATGTTGCGCGTATTATGGATGTTACGCCAACATTTGATCTGTTGTCAATTACAATGCCGCCTGCAAATCAAGTGTCGCAAGGATACGACATTTTATTTGTCAATAGAAGTTCTCGGCAGTTTTACGTCAAAAAAAATGATGGAACTGTAATTGCGTCAATTTCTGCTGGGCAAAGAATTTTAGTTTATATCAATGATAATTCCACAATTGCAGGCGGATGGGATTCATTTTTATACGGAGTTGGTACAAGTGAAGTAATTGCTGCATCATTGGTAGGGCAAGGCATTGTAGGGTTTGGAACTGGGCTATCTATAGCTTTGGCACAGACTGAAATATTTTCTAACTATTCTGTAAACAAAACATCCGATAGGGCTAAATTATTGGTATGGAAGGGCGGTGTTGGAACGATGACATTGCCATTGTCATCTTCAACGTTTTACGGGTTTTTCTTTGAAGTTAGGAATGATGGCACTGGAATACTGACTGTTCAATGCTCAGGATCAAACACCATTGATAATGGATTTTCAAGCATTGCATTGCAACCTTCCGAATCGTGCATTCTTCATGCAAATCAAGTATCAAAATGGTGCAGCGTCGGACGTGGAAGAAGCCAGCAATTTAACTTCACGCAACTAACAAAATCCGTAACTGGCGGGACAACTACGCTTACGAACACAGAAGCTGCAAATGTGTGCCAAAAGTACAGCGGCATACTCACATCAAACCAAATCGTTGTTTTGCCACCAGTTGTTCAAGTTTATTACGTATCAAACAAGACAACAGGCGCATATTCATTTACAATGCAAACCCCAACTCCGGGGGATGTCGTTGTTATTCCGCAAAGCCAAAATGCAGTATTGTTTTGCGATGGCGTGAATGTGATCAATGCTTCGACGACTGTTTCTGGTATTGCTTCTTTGTTGCTTAGTGCTGGAAGTGCCGCAAATCCATCATTATCATTTTCAGCAAATCCAAATACTGGATTGTTTCAACTATTGGCAAACACTATCAGCGTTTCCGCTGGTGGTGTTGAGTCATTGCGAGCTACAGGGAATGGGTTGTTAACAGTAGATGGGGTAGCAGCAACACCATCTCATTCTTTTATCAATAGCCCTGCAACTGGCGCATATTCCCCTGCTGCAAATCAATGGGCACTTTCATCCAATGGCGTACAAAGCATGTTGGTCGATGCTAATGGACTAGCAACTATACAAACTATTAGTTCTGCTAGCCGATTTTCTGATAGTGCTAGTATAACTAAGAAATTTCATTTTGTCTCTACTGGAATAACGGCAGGACAAGATAGATCAATTACAGTGCCAGATAAAGACATAATTTTATCAACGCCATATGGCGATCTTTTGTCCTCTTATAGTGCTTCTGGTGATACTCAAGTTGATATAGAAGGAAATTTTAATTCTACTTATGATGTTTATACTTTAATTATAAACAATATTGTAATATCAAATGGCGGGTATATGAAATGCCGATTAAAAATTGGAGGGACATATCAAACAGCAAATTATGTATTTTACACTGATACATCCTCTGTTGGCTCTGGTTATTCATTTATAAATGCTAGCGCATTAAATAGCAATGCAATTTATCTTACTTCAGATGGGGGCGCGCCATCTGCTGGGGATGCCACAAACACAATCATTACTATTTACAATCCATCAAGTGCCTCATCGAAAAAAGGAATTGATTATAAAGGAAGCTCTTATAGAAATGGCAGTGGCGGAAATAAAGCTGAAGGATTTGGAAGATATGAAAATTCAACATCAGCACTAACAGGGGTTAGAATATATTTTGCGCAACCAGATGATTCACTCGTAAGAAATATTTCTTCTGGTAATTTCCAATTATACGGATTGAGAAGGGTTTAATATGCCAGCAGCAATGACATATGATTCACTTGTCACGGATTTAATCGGTTACACGCAACGTGACGATCAGGAATTTTCGGATGAAATTCCGCGATTTATCATGCTTGCTGAAAATACTCTTGCAACAGAGTTAAAATTACTTGGATTTCAAAATGTAGTGACTGGTACTTTTACGCCAAACAATAACACTTTGCCTAAGCCCGCATTATGGCGCGATAATATCAGCTTTAATTTTACCGATGCTTCTGGCAATAGAATCGAATTGCTTCCCCGCACATACGAGTATTGCCGTAATTTTTGGCAAAATCAATCGCTAACTGGTCAGCCGAGATTTTATGCGGACTACAATTTCGATAATTTCCTTATCGTACCAACTCCAGCAACAGGTTTGACATTTGAATTGTTGTATCATACTCGATTGCAGCCTCTTGATAATTCTCATCAAACAAATTGGCTTACGGATAATGCACCACAATTATTATTGGCACAATGTTTAATTCAGGCTTATACTTGGGTTCGTAATGATGCTGAAACGGCAAAGTGGCAAAGCACCTATGATAGGTCAATTGCTGCATTTCATGGTGAAGATAAAAATCGAAGCAAAGATAGAACAACGGAGAATGATTGATGCCTGAAATTCAGTCTATTTTTGACATCGCGTCGAAACCCGGCATTAAGCGTGATGGAACGAATTTTGATAGCTCTTATTATAATGATGGGCAATGGGTTCGTTTCCAGCGCGGGAAGCCAAAAAAAATAGGCGGATACCGTTTAATTAGTGATATTTTGGCTGCGCCAATTCGCGCAACGCACACAGACAGCCGAGCATCCACTAATTCAATTCATTCTTTTAGCCCTTGGGGAGTTGAAAGGCTTCAAGTTGATAATGTAGGAACTGGTGGTGCTGTTTATAACAGAACACCATCCGGCTTTATAAAAAATGATAATCTTACATGGTCAACAGGGCAAATGTATAGTAGTACAGGCGGAGCATTTACTGCATTGATTGCCGCGGCTACGCCGGATTTATCAGATATTTCAAGTGATTCAGGAGGTCGCGTTTATTCTGGCGATGTAACCGGAACAAGCGCGCTTACAGTCATTCAAGATGGTGCGGGTGACATTCTTGTTTCCGGTGGATGCGTAGTTCTTCAGCCATTTCTATTTGTATATGGAAGCAATGGTTTAATCAGAAATTCAAACCCTAACGATTATTCAGCGGCAACGGGGTGGACAACTGGCGGATCAAATTATGCTAATAGCGCAAATCCATGTGGTACTAAGATTATTAAAGGGCTACCAATGCGCGGTGGCAGTGGGTCGCCTGCTGGGCTATTCTGGTCGCTTGATTCTTTAATTCGCGTAACCTTCACAGGCGGAACGACAATATGGAATTTTGACACAATTTCCTCTAGCATTTCAATTTTGTCTAAAAATTGTGTTGTGGAATACGATGGCATTTATTTTTGGGCTGGTGTTGATAGGTTCTATTTCTATAATGGCGTAGTGAAAGAATTGCCAAATGAAATGAATTTGAACTATTTTTTTGACAATCTGAACTTTTCACAACGTCAAAAAGTATGGGCAATGAAAATTCCGCGTTATGGTGAAATTTGGTGGTTTTATCCTTCTGGAGGAAGCACAGAATGCAATCGAGCAGTAATCTTTAACGTTCGAGAAAGTACATGGTACGATATTGAGATAGGACGTAGTGCTGGCTCATCCCCGCAGCTTTTGACCTATCCAATTATGGCAGGAATAGAAGATAACCAACAAACTAAACGCTTTCCTTTTACTGCAATAAGTGGCGCATTTGCTGCTGGAGATGTAATAACTGGCGCAACAAGTAGTGCAAGTGGGACTATTTTAAAAATTGTTGGTGGGTACATGAATGTTTTAGTAAATGGGCTATCAATATTTTTAAATGGCGAAACCATTTCTAACACTGAAGGATCAACAGGAACAATTGATGCGGAGCCAGCTGATCAACAATTAGATGTAATATGGCAGCATGAATTCGGGCACGATAAAATCAAACAGCAAAATGTTAGTGCCATTAAAAGCTATATCGAAACAACAAACATGTCATTTACTACTGGTGGGCCATCTGAAAATGTTCAACCTACTGATATTCAAGCAGTCGTAAGCAGGATTGAGCCGGACTTTTTGCAAACAGGACAAATGAATTTGTATGTTGAGGGTGGAAGTTATGCAAATAGCCAAAATACAGAATCAAGAATGTATACCTTTGACCCAACAACAGAATTTGTTGATTTGCGCGACCAACGCCGTTTAATCTCATTGAAATTTGAATCAAATATTGCTGGTGGTCATTATGAGATGGGGAAAGTTTTGGCAACCATCAAGCCTGGCGATAAACGTGGTTAAATTTATTTGCCCTAACCCATACGGATTGCCATTTGAAAGATGGGCAAGTATTGTAAATGAAGAGTTATCGTTATACAATATAAGTATGCCAGTTAGTGAAAATGCGTGGGCGTTTTGGGCAACTAAAATATGTGAAATACTAGATTTATCAGCAGAAGGCATGCCAAGTCCTGAAATGTATTCTGATTGGCGTGGATGGGCTGAAAAATTAACCGAAATTGCCCAAGGATAAAAAATGGCTTTAGGATACCAAGGAAACTTAGATGGCATAACATGGGATGAGTTGGTTGCATCCATGAAGCCAATATCTCCAACGTATAATGGGGAAGGAAGCCAAGAGGCATATTCAATAAATGGATATAACAGCCCGTATATTAATGGCGGTGATAATATTATTGGCAACCCAATATACGATTTTTATCAAGGAAATAGCGGAGAAAAAGATGATAATGTTTTTTCTCCGTCTGGAAAGTTTGATTCATTTGTTTCAAAAACAAGCGATCCGAATGTTGGAGTAAAATATATCAACCAAAATGGCAATGTTGGGATATACAACGAAGATCGCTCGCCAAGCTGGTTTGATAAAATAGCGCCACTTATCCCTATTGCAGCGGCTACGTTTGGAGCTGGTCTTGGCGCGGCTGGATCAGGTGGCGCGGCTGAAGCTGCTGGTGGGCTTGGTGGTGGCGCATTTGACCTTGGTGGCATTGCTGGTGGCGTTGAAGGCGCAGGCGGGGCAACGGGATTAGGATCAACGTTTGGATTGGGGAATTCTGCATTACCTTCCACATTATCTTCTGAGTTTGTTCCTTCTGCTGGCAGTGCAAGTTCTAACGGCGGGTTATCTTCTTTAAAGGATGTTGGTAGCGCATTGTTGAAACATCCTGATTTATTGGCTACTGCTGGTGGTCTTGTTAATAAATTAGTTGGGGGCGGTTCATCGTCTGATTCTGGCAATAGTGGCGGCGCATTAGCTGGCATGTCTGGTGGATGGAATCCACAACAACAACAAACGGCAAATGATTACTTTAGCAAGTCATCCGCAAGACAAGTCAACCCTTACGATGGCAACCTTGCTCGTGCACCTATTGAAGGTGGCGAACATCAATGGTTCAAGCCTATGGCTGAAGGCGGCCATGTAAAAGGAGATATGTCTGGCGGTCAGGATGATGTTGTGCCGATTATGGGCGCGCATGGTGAATATATGCTTGATGCCGATACTGTAAGTGCTTTAGGCGATGGTTCAACGGATGCAGGAATTCGTAAACTCGACCAATTCAGGAAGGCATTACGGGAGCATAAGCGAAGTGCGCCATCTCATTCTATCCCGCCACGCGCATTATCAATTACAGATTATATGAGGGGCAAATAATGGCTGATTTTTTTAATGGTGGATTAACTAGTGGCGGGACTGCGACTAGTTCTACTCAACTTCCAGCATGGTTGCAAAATTATACGCAAGGTGTTGCAGGTAAAGCAATAGACATTGCAAATCGCCCTTATCAGACATATCCCGGGCAAAGGCTTGCAGATTTTACGCCAGATCAGAATACTTCATTTAATGCTATTCGTGCAAACCAAGGAAATTGGAAGCCTGCTTTAAATACAGCGAATGATAATATTTCAGCGGCGGGGCAATATGGGAAAGCTGCGCAATCTTCCGTTGCTGGTGATGCGCAAAAGTGGGGAAATAATTGGCAATCGTATATGTCGCCGTACACGTCTGCGGTTACGAATGAAATTTCTCGTCTTGGCAATCAAAACCTAAATGAAAACCTTATTCCAAGCGTCCAAGATAAATTTTTGGGAAGTGGACAATTTGGCTCTACGCGTAATGCTGACATTTTAGGGCGAACTGTGCGCGATGCACAAGCGGATATTTCAGGAAAGCAAGCACAAGCACTTGAATCTGGCTATGGTACTTCAGCAAATATATTTAATTCTGATGCTAATCGACAACAACAACAGCAGCAATTACAAGCGCAAACAAATCTTGGGGCTGGTGCTTTATCAAATAATAGCGCACAAATTGGCAATACGTTAGCCAACACAACATCAAATTTATCGTCGCAAGATGCTAATGCGCTATATGGTATTGGCGCAAAACAGCAGGCATTGAACCAAGCTGGACTTGATATTGGTTATCAGGATTTTCAAAACCAAAGAGATTACGATAAGAATAATCTTAATTGGCTTACTGGCGTTGCAAATGGATTGCCACGACCCGGGCAAACTACCACAAGTTCTGCACAAACGCCTTCTACTTCTGCGGCAAGTTATTTGACGGCAGGTGCAGGACTAATGAATAAATACTATCCTGACTGGTTATCTGGTTTATCAAATGGTTCTTCCCCTTCATCATCCCCTGCAACATTTGGATATGATGGGATCAAAGATTTAGTGGGGCTATAAATGAGCGATGAATTAAAAGGTGCTTTGAGCGGATTAAGTAATTCTGGTGGTAATGATGCTTTAATGGGTGCATTATCTGGGCTTTCTTCAAACCCTATTGACCCTAACAGAAAATGGGGCGCATTTGCTGCGGGGGTTCTTGCGCCTAAACGCGCAGCAGATTTTGGTGAATCTCTTTCTGGTGGCTTATCTGCTATGAATGACGTTGAAGGCAAACAAGAGGCATTAAAGGCTTCGTATGTTCCGCACGTTACCCAAGCATTGCTTGAAGCGGCAAAACTGCAACAGCAACGCATGTTAAATGATCAGTTTTTGCGTGATATTGGCGGAAGTCAACCGCAACAATCTATCGTTCCTCCGATGCCGGGGCAATTAGGTAGTGGAACATTTGGGGCTATGCAATTACCTAACGGAATTCCTACAATTCCGCAATCAGTGCCACAGCAGCGAGCTGGCGGATTGGCTGGGCTAACACCTGAACAAATTGCATTCTATAAAATGAATGGCAAAGATTTGGGCGACCTTTGGAAAACTGCCAATGAAGGATTCCAAGAACAGCCCGGCACGTTCCGCAGAATGCCGGATGGCAGTTCTAAATTTATCCCAGACATTAAAAACAATGCTGCTGGATTTGACCAGTCAACTAATAGCATTATTCCTATATCCAATTTCAATGAAATTCAAGCAGGGACAGAGGGCGCAAAAACTGACGCGCAGGAAAAAGCTAAGGCTAGGTACGATCTTGTGAAGCCGGATGATTTCCGTTTGCAGGGTCAGAAAACAATTAAACCCGGTACTACTCGCCTTGATATGGTTTCAAATTCTCGTGGTGTTGCAAATAGTGCTGGTAGCAGCTCTATGGATACGCCTTCTCAATTTTTGAACCAAAATGGAACCGCAAACGGGTTGCAAGGGCTTGATGTATCCAAGTTATCGCCACAGCAAAAAACGGCATTAGCAAGAAAAGACCCAGAAGGGTACGCAAGGTCAATAGAGAATTTCTATAAAAATCAATATCAATTATCACAGCAACCTACTAGCGCACCAGTCGATTCAGAACTGCCAGATCAATACCAAACGCCGGAAGAAAAACAAAGATCTGAAGCTGCAATTAAATTGCAAACTCAGCCATTACTTGATTATCAAACTAAACGTGCTTCTTCTGCTGATAAAGAAGAGAATGATATTAACTCTCAAGCGCAAAATGCGGCAGATTTTTCTAAACGCATTTCAGATATGCGTACAATTCTTTCTGCTTTTGACCCTAATTCCGGTACTCCAACACGAAAGAGAGTGGCAGAAATGGCGCAAGCATCTGGTCTGCCTGATAATGTAGTAAATAAAATAGCTGGAGGAGATTTGGCAGCATTGCAAACATTCCAAAAATTAGCGGTTACAAACTCAATGGAAGCATTGAAGTCTGATATGGAAAATGGACGTATTACGCAAGCAGAGTTCCAAATTTACAAGGATAACAATCCTAATATAGGAATTTTAAAATCTGCTACAGAAAATATTTTTAATCGTGCGCAAGAACGAAACAAACTTGCTCTTGATAAACAAAATGCTTACGTTGAGTATAAGAAAAAAGCTATTGAAAGCGGACATATCCCTGATAATTTTTCTTCTTATTGGAATAATCATTTGCAAGATTCTGGAGTTGTTAAAAATGAAATTTCTGGTGGCGGAGATACAAAAACACCAAATCCAGTAAAAAATTTACCTTTTAAAAATTCAAATGGGTGGATTTTGCACACAGATTCACAAGGCAATAAAGCATATGTAAGTCCTGATAGAAAACAATTCCAAGAGGTGAAATAATGCCATTCGATTTATCTAGTGCATATCCTATTTTGGAAGAAAACAATGGAGTAAGCGGTTTTGATTTATCTACCGCGCAACCAGAAAGATTTAGTTCTGGCGTGCCAGTTTCTTCCTCAAAACAAATTAGTTCTAGGTCATCTAAATATGTTGCGCCAAATTTGACAGCAACGTTAAACGCGAATTCTCCATCTAATGATCATAAAATAGAAAACTTTATTTATGGCTCTCTTAAAGGTGGGGCTGATTTGGCTTATGCACCAGCTCAACTCATTGCAAATGGAATCGCAAAAATATCTGGCAATGGTGCTATTGGAAGAAAAACGAAAGAATTAGCAGAGCAATTAAATAATTACGTTAAAAAACAAGAAGACACATATCAAAGTCTTACTCCCGGCTCTACTTCTGCTGGGGTAGGAAGATTTATAGGTGGTGCGGCTCCATTTTTATTAAGTGGAGGGACAACGGCAGCCGCTCAAACCCCAGGAATTTTGCCTAAAATTTATGGAATTGGCAAGTCTGCAATAACTGGGGCGGGGTTTTCTGCTGCGCAGCCAGTCGATAATGTTGAAACATATTATGATCCATCTACCGGAGAAAAAACCAACGATTATTTTGGTAAAAAATTTGACCAATTAAAAAATGGGGCTAT